TGGTGGTCAAGGCTCTGATGGTATATATGTAGCGGATGAAGTTGTGCAGGATGGTGATGGTCGTTGGGCCCGTTGTTTAACAACAGGTACAGCTATTACAGCTATTCAGTCATATGGCTCTTTTGGTGGAACAAGTACTTGGGAAGCATATCCTGGGGAAAAACAAGTAGGTACCAACTACTATGCGTTTAACCGTATTGTGGATGATATAGTATCTGCTGTAAAACCTACAGTATCTGAAGCACATACTTTTTGCCAGTGGTCTTTACGTCAAGTAACAGATATTAATGATGATGTTAATGGTGATACATTTGGTACGGTAAATGGTAATGTAGCTATACCCTTAACAGCATTTATTGGTGATCAGTTACATACAAATCCCGGGGTTTACATTGCTAATACCCACGCAGATGATAACTCAAATATAACATATTGGGATATAACAGTTGATAGTGGTGGTGTGAATAGTGTAACATCTGTTCCAATAGTCAGCACAGACCGTAATAACCCTTTCTTCAGTTCTTTTACTTTAGTATTTAGTTCAAATCTACTGGCAGAAGGTGATGCAAATGGTACAGATACACAATTTAGAATGTATTTTACAAATGATGATGCTGGTGATGATGCTGGTAATGATTTTGATACATCAGGTGCTATCGTAGTAGAAGATATTACACCAGCAAATATAACAGGTAACATTACCACAGCTGGAACACCTTATACATATCAGTATGCTTATGATACTAATGTACAGCGCGGTACAGGTTCTGATAACACAGATGCTCCTGTTACTGTTAGTTTCCAAGGACTGGATGGTTCTGAGATATCAACAGCTGAGTTTACTATAACACGTTCTACTGGTCTTACATTTACTTGTAATACCCCAGACGAACTTAACTATAATAACCCAGTTTAATTTATAACCTTTAGTGCTCTTCGGAGCACTAATTAATAACAAGAGGAAATAAAAAATGACAAATAAAACAATACAATTTAAACAACATATAGAAAAACTTGGACTAGACTTAAATGACTATGAACAGTGGTCATCTAAGTCTGGCTCATTTCTATTACATCAACTACGAAGAAAAGTAAGATATTTATGCTTTGCAATGCAAAGAGGTGACTCCGCTGCAATACCACAGAAATTCACAGAGTATTTTGAGAAACAAAAACATTTCAGTGGTTGGGAGTTATTCGCTGACAGGTGGGATGTGACAAAAGAAAATCCGAGTATTACATATCCACGTGTGTACTCTACACTAGAAGAGTGGGAAGCTAAATTAAGAATGGTTATACCAGAATTACCAGGTGCTATCGCATATAAACAAGGGGCTTAAACAATGGGAGCACATGTAACATTTGATTCTACTACAAAAATAATCCAAGTTGATACTGCTCCTGTAGATGGAATTGTACACATTGATGTAAAGACTGATATATACAGCGATGGTAAAGAAGACTGGAAATCGGATAACTTATTGAATAAGTTTGAATTTCCTGTCGCTGCTGTTGGAGGAGACCCACTACCGGGTAGCAAAAGCCTAGGTAGTACTTTCTTCCTTGAATACGGGTGGATAATTAGACCTTATGAGGCAAGTCATACCTTAGCCATAAATGGTAATATGTATGCTAGAGATGGTAGTAATCCTTATGCCAATACTGTAGGTAGCTATAATGTACAAATAATTCAATCTGTATCAAACTTAGTTGATTCTACTGTACAACAGTTATCTGAAATAGAATATGGTACATATCAAGGAGCGGTTTGGATAGATGTATTAAGCACAAATAGTGGAAGCAATTATCCAGTAGGTAATGTTGAGTATCCAGTGAATAATTTAGAGGATGCATTACTTATAATAGCAGATAGAGGTTTTATAGTACTTCAAGTAATTGGTAATTTGACAACCGATGATATAACCCATAATATTAGTGATCTGCACTTAATAGGTGTATCCCATATTAATTCAGTACTGACTATAGGTCCAAATACAATCTGTGATAGAACAAGATTCTCACAATTTGATATGACAGGTACGTTAGACGGTGATTCAGAAATACGTGATTGTATTGTAAGAGACTTAGAATACTTTAATGGTCATGTACATAATTCTTTATTAGTTGGTACAGTTAAACTAAGAGGTAGCAAGAATGCTAATATTGATAATTGCTCCGTTCTTGATATATTAGATCCCCCAACAATAGATGCAGGTGGTAGTGGCCAAAACTTAATGATGCCTAATTTTACAGGAAGATTATTAATTGATAATCTAACAGGTGATAGTCAACTTGGTATTGGTATTGCTCAAGGTGATGTTATTATTAATGACACCTGTACCTCAGGTGTAATAGCATTATCAGGTAGTGGTGAGGTATTTAATAACGCATCACCTGGCTGTTATGTAATAGATAAGGTTGTAAACGGTACAGATATGCAGAACCTACAGCGTATTGTAGAGTCCCTAAGACCTCATCATACAGGAACAGGTAATGTAATATACTGGGGTCCAGACACAGGTAATGACGTCTATGACGGAGCACATCCTGATAGAGCGTTCAAAACTTGGGCTAGAGTAGATGCAGAAATAATAGATAATAATCACGACATAGTAATGCTAGTACCTGATGCCTCTACGGGTAATACTAATATTACTGAAGCAATAACTGTATCAAAGAATTATGTATTTATCCGAGGTCCTGGTAGAGATGTTAATTTTGTACAAGATAGTGCTACAGCTACTATTAGTGTTACAGGAAACGGTGTAGAATTATCTGGTTTCAGAATAACAAACCATTCTGGTCTTGGGGTACATTCCACAGCTGCGTTTACAATGTTAGATAATATATGGTTAGAAAGTTGTCAAAATGGGGCTCATTTTACGGAAGGGTACCCTATAGTACAAAATACTAAAGTACATAAGGCTCAAGGTTATGCTTTAAGATTTGAAGGTGACATAAGCAATGGTGAAATTACCAATGTAACATGTGGTAGTACTACAGGTAACGCTATAGAAGTTGACACATCTATTATATATGGTGGTATAAAAATGAAAGATAGTGTTATAACACAATCTCAAGGTTATGGTGTGACATTATCTGCAACTACACATAAATTTATTATATTTTCTGATTGTACTATTGTTAATAATAACCTAGGCGATGTATATGACTTAGGTATCGATAATACCGATGGTAGTGAATTTGGTAGAGAAATACCTCAATTAAAACTATTAGAACACTGCATCTACTTGGACACAGAACTAGTATCTGGTGGTGATGGTTCTCAAAGAAATCCATTTGGTGATATATCAGATGCTATAGATGAGGCGGAAAGACTTAATATACATCATTTAGTTATATCTTCAAGTATAGATATAGATAGAAATATTAAAAACTTCATAATTACTGGTATAGGTACACCTACAGTAGATACAGGTGGGTTTAGTCTAGATGGTTGTGAATTTAATCGTTGCACTATGCGAGGTAGTTATACTGGTACTATAATTGCCCAAGAGAGTCACTTAAGTGAAACCTTTACATTAAATGGAACATTTGAAAAATGTAGCCTTAGTAGCACTTTTATTATACCAGATCAAGGTTATACTATTATAATGAACTGTTCAACTGTAGTAGCAGATCTAGTATTACCTACAATAGATTTAGGTGGATTATCTGGTACTGCAAGCTTAATAGTTTCAGGACAGCGTGGGGGTCTAAAACTTATAAATAGCAATCAAGCAACAGATAGTGCAAAACTTAATATGGCGACCGGTAATGTACTTATAGACAGTACATGTACAGCAGGCACAATAGTAGTTAGCGGTATAGGTACTTTAGTAGATAATAGTATTGGAAAATTTGTTATAGATGCTATGATAGATAGTGTTGATATACATGACTTACATGCAGCTAGTTTCAATAAACGTGATAATATCGCAAATACTATTACTATATATGAAGAAGACGAGGTAACACCTAGAAATGTATTTGATACAAATGCAGATCTAAGTGTTATAACACCACAATGAATACATTTGGACTAAAAAGGAAATTAAATACTTTCTGGTTAGGAAAGTTATATATTGGTGATTTTTGGCAAGAAATTGTTAAATTCACCTTGAATATACATAGAAGTATTAAATTTAAGTTGGAGAGATAGATGGATATAATAAAGTTTAATTTAAAGATAGAACAAGTAAAAGCTATCTCACTAGCAATAAAAAGAAAACAAGAAAATGTGTTACATATAAAGAAAACACATGTAGTTAAGGTAGAATTATAATGGTATGTAGTGTAGAAGAGATACATGTAGGAGATATAGGCACTATATTTGAAATAACCCTACAAGATTGTGATGCTGTTGTAGATCTTACAGGTGCCTCTGTAATGGAGATAGTATTTAAAAAACCTGATAAAACAGTAGTAGTAAAAACGGCTGCTTTAAAAACGGATGGAACGGATGGTATTATTCAATACATAACAGTATTAGATGATTTAAACCTAAAAGGAACCTGGAGTATACAAGGTGATGTTACAATACCTACAGGTAAATGGAAATCAGAAATAGATAAATTTAAGGTGTATGCAAACTTATGAGAAAATTAATTATTGTATGGATGTTTGTTCTATTAACTGCTTGTAGTAGTTTTACAGTCAATACTTTATCAGTAGTCACCTCAGCTACTAATCTACATTGGTATTATGAAAACGGAGAAGTAATCAACTTCATAGATCAGGCTAAATTATCAGATATAGAAATAGCTCAAGTAATAGAAGCTATGGACCAAATAGATAGGTCTAAAGAAAAGTTACTCGTATATAAAGAAAATCCTATTACTATAATATCTAATATAAATAGTATTACACTACAGTATGTTAAAATAAAAGGGTCATACATAACTGTTAGATCAATAGTAGAAAAGCATTGGTCAGAATATCCCGAAAGTTCAAAACAAGTATTCAACACATTTGATGCCTACGCATTAAACTTAGACAAGAATTTTGATTCATTAATAAAATCAATTGATGCAAATGCCGCTTTAAATACAGCAATAGCACTTGCCTCAACCGGCTTAAAATTAGCCGCAATATTATAGGAGAATAATATGAGATACACAACTAACAAGGAGTTAGAAAAAGTAGTCCTAGAGCTAGAGAAAAAAATAGCAAAATTAGAGACAAAAATACTTTTATTAGAAGTCAGAAGTACACATCAAAATAATATACCACAATTTAAAAATACTTGAAATACTTGTGGTACCATGTTAAAATGGGTATATAAAAATAGAAATTAGGGAAGATTACGACGATGAGCAAACTTAAGCGGGACCCTGTAAAATACATTCGTGATAAAATCAAAGCACAGTATGTTAAAGATAGTGAATGTTATATTTGTGGGGATACTGAAAACTTACAGTTTCATCATATTTACTCAGTAGCTGAATTATATAAAAAGTGGAAGATAAAAAATAAAATAATTATCAACACTGCTGAAGATATAATGGAAGTTAGAGATTCCTTTTTGAAGGAACACTATGATAAAATGGTAAATCAAGCATTTACATTATGCACAATATGTCATAATGAAAAGTTACATAAAATATACGGAAAGAGCCCTTCATTAGGAACGGCAAAAAAACAATCTAGATGGATTAATATTCAAAGAGATAAAAGAACTGTTAACAGCATCCAAAATAGTTTGGATTAAAAGTAAACCTACTAATAGTAGAGGGTCTATATTGCTAACAGCAATTATATAGGAGAAATATATATGGGACAAACTAAAGCAAGATCTAAAATATGGGAAAGTATCAATGGAGCAACAGGTTCACAAACAGTAACAGCTGGTGGTACTTTTGGTTCACAAAGTACATCTTTTGCAGCTAATCCTACAGAAGGTGATTACATAACAATAAATGAAGTTGTTTTTACATTCTACGATAATGGTAATACACCTGGAGTAGATGCAACAGTAGAAATAGAAATGGCAGGCTCACCAGCCTTAGCTACATCTCTAGCAGCTGCTGAGACTTTAATCGAAGCACATCCAGTTACAGGTGCACGTATTTTATCTAATGTTGATGTTACAGACACAGATAGTGATTTATCTTTTACATGGCTACCTAATGTAACAGGTGTAATGGTTACTTCTACAGATGGAGCAAATACTACTGATACTGCTTATTCTGCAGGTACTACAGCAGTTAGTATTAACCCAGCAAAATCTACAGTATTTTCAGAGTGGGCAGATGCTAGTTCTACATTAACTTACCTTATGTTAGGTGATGGTAAACCAGAAACTGATGGACAATTAGTTGAATTTTATTGTGCATCTGAGACAACTGCGGGTGATACTATAGGAATTATAGGTTCGTTCTTAGCTGGTGATAACTTAGCTACAGTAACAGGTGCCGCAGGTGATGGTGCAACATTTTATTGGAGTCAGGCTGACGCTATATGGAAGATGACTAAAGCTACTAATACTGCCCTATCAAACACAAATGAAGTAGCACTATAATATAGAAGGATAAAAATGGAGTGGATTAATAATATAATTAACAAGCTGAATCCAGCACAAGATGAGATTTTTGAGGATTTTGGTGCTGAACAGCCAACAACTATAAATAACTATACAGTTATTCAGGCATATGAAAAATTCCCTATAATTAATAGATGTGTTAATTTAATAGTGGATTCAGCCACTCCTATAACCTACGATATAAAAGATAGTATACCGGGTGGTGGTTTTGTAAATATAAAACCAAAAAAATTAAATACTTTACTAAACTACAAACCTAATGAGTTTCAAAGTGCAGATGTATTTAAAAGAAGATTAGTTTTAGACCTTTTATTAGAAGGAAATTGTTTTATATATTATGATGGTAGGTACTTATACCACTTACCATCAACTAATATAGAAGTAGTAATAGATAAGAAAACGTATATAAACCATTATACATATGGTGAGCAAAAGTTTTATACTGATGAAATAATATTTATACAAGATAACTCTTCTAGATCAATATTTAGAGGAGACTCTAGATTGAAATCAATATTATCAACAGCTAATGTCTTAGGCACTATGCTAGAATATCATACTAATTTCTTTAATAATAATGCAATACCTGGTTTGGTTATCTCTGTTCCTGATATACTAAGTACTAGAGTAAAAGATAGAACAATAGCCGAATGGTCACAAAAATATAGACCAAAATCTGGTGGAAAACGACCAATGATTTTAGATGGTGGTATGAAACTAGATAATTTAGGGCATACTGATCAAAGACAACTAGATTTCAATGAGTCAATCAGTAATTATGAAACAACTATAGCAAAAGCTTTAGGTGTTCCTGAAGTATTACTTACATCAGGAAATAATGCAAATATTAGTCCTAATGAGAAAATGTTTTATTACAATACCATAATGCCAATATGTGATAAAATATCTGGTGCATTAGAAGCTTTTTTTGGATATGATATAAAACCAGTATATGGTAATGTACTAGCTCTTAAAGATGACTTAAAGAATATATCAGAATATTATACTAGCCTTGTTAATAATGGAATTATGACAGGAGCTGAAGCAAGAGAAGGATTACGTTTAAAGAAATTAGATGATCCTCTTTTAGATAAAATTAGAATACCAGCGAACGTAGCCGGCAGTGCAGTAGACTCCACTCAAGGAGGGGCTCCACCCAAGAAGGAAGAAGAATGAAAAAAGAACTAGAATTTAAACTATTAACATTATTCAAATCTATTGAAGTAGAGGATTCAGATGAATTAGTTATTACTGGTTTAGCTAATGCTCAGACTGTAGATAGAGTTGGTGACATTATCTTAGAAGAAGCCTACAATAAAGGTGGACTTACTAACTACTTGAAAAACCCTATAATATTATTTAATCATGATTATTCACAACCAATAGGAAAAACAATCGGAATATCTGTAGGATCGGACGGTCTTACAATCACTGCCAGTATAAGTAAAGCAGCAGGTCGCGTTTATGATTTAATTAAAGAAGGTATTATAAAATCTTTTTCAGTTGGGTTTATGGTAAAAGAAGCAGACTACGATATAGATACCGATTTATTCGCAATAAAAGATATAGAGTTATTAGAAGTAAGTGCAGTTGCTGTACCTGCTAACCAAGATTCAGTATTTAGTGTATCAAAAGCATTTGAGACTGATAAAGAAGAATTAGAATATAAAAAACAATTTGCGTCAAAACCTGACGCTAACACAGACGTAGAAGGCATAGTAAAGACTATAGAATCTACTGAAACTAGCGTAACAAGCGCAAATATAGAGGAAATAAATATGACACCAGAAGAATTAAAAGCATTACAAGATAAAATGAATGCTATGGAAACAGAGCTAAAGTCAACAAAAGGTAATTTAGCAGCAGCTGAAGAAATGTTAGATGATGTAGCTGTTAAAGAAGCAAAAGTAAAAGCTGATGAAGCAAGTGCTCAAGCAAAAGTACAAGTTAAATCTCAAGTAGAAGACTTGCTTAAAGAGGTTGAAAAACGCTTTGCAACTGAAAAAGATACTTTAGCTGAAACACTTAAAGGTCTAGAGACTTCACTTAAAGAAAAATCAGAAGAAATCACAGCACTGACAAAGAGCAAGATGCGTTTTGAAGATAATTCTAATAGAGAGACATTTACTAAGAGACAAAAAGATGATGCTGTTTTAGTATCTAAGCTGTTGGGTAAAGATCTTGAGCGTACTAAGTTCTTCATGGATATAGTACAAAAGTCAGGACTAGAGCACACACCTTCAGCAGATTGGGAACAAGAATTCAACACTTCTATCTTTAATGATATGAGAGAAAAATTAGTATTAGAGCCACTGTTCCAAACAATTTCTATGAATACGCCTAGTATGCAGATTCCTATTAATCCTGAAGCAGGTGATGCTGAGTGGATTGCAACAGCTTCTTTCAGAAGTTCAAACGATGCCTCAACAGGTACAGCAGTTGACCATAAGATGAGCGAAACAACTTTAGTTGCACATAAATTAGCATCTAAAGAATATATTGGTTACGAAGAAGAAGAAGATACAATTCTTGCAATTGTTCCTATTATCCGTGATGCAGTTACTCGTAGAATGGCGCGTACTTCTGATCAATCATTACTACGTGGTACTGGTTTAGGTGCTGGAGGCAGTGCAGTTTCTCCTTTCGAA